AGATTACAAGGCGAGTACGAAACTAAATTAGCAGAAGATACTGAAACTCACAAAGCTGAGCTTGTTGAAAAAGTAGACTCATACCTAAACTACGTTGTTGAGGAATGGATGCAAGAAAACAAGATCGCTATTGAGAGAGGTATTAAGGGCGAAATTGCTGAGGACTTTATTGGTGGTTTGAAAAAACTATTTGAAGATCACTACATAGATGTCCCAGATGAAAAATATAATGTGCTAGAAGATCAAGCTTCTAAAATTGAAGACCTTGAGAAAAAACTTAACGAAGAAATTGAAAAGAATGTTGAACTAAACAAAAACAACGGTGAGTTAAAAAGAGTAGAAATAGCGAAAGCTGTATCTGAAGATTTAACTGATGTTGAAAAAGAGAAGTTTAACAAACTTGCAGAGGAAGTTGAGTATTCAAACGAGGAAGACTTCACATCTAAAGTTAAGACAATTAAAGAGTCTTACTTTGGTAAAAAAGAAGAAGCTAAATCTACTGATATAGATGATGTGGCGGCAAGCGATGGCTCTGCGCAAGATCCTGCAGAGTTGACAAACAGCATGGCTGCTTATAGCGCCGCTATAAGTAAAACAAAAGACATTAAATTGTCAAAATAATAATATAGAGGGAGAAAAATACAATGTATTTATCTGAAACTTACGAAAAGAAATGGCAGCCAGTCCTAGAGCACCCTGATTTACCAAAAATCGGAGACTCTTACAGACGTGCCGTTACAGCTACTATCTTGGAAAACCAAGAAAGAGCACAAAAAGAAGACAATGCTTTCTTAAACGAAGCAGCGCCTACTAACAATACTGGTGGAACATCAAATTGGGATCCAATTTTAATTTCACTTGTTAGAAGAGCAATGCCTAATTTGATTGCTTATGACATTGCGGGTGTACAACCTATGACTGGTCCAACTGGACTGATCTTCGCAATGAGAAGTAGATATACTTCAGCTACAGGTAACGAAGCGTTATTTGATGAAGCAGATACAGAGTTTTCAAGCAGAAATGCTGCGGGAACTTCAACTGCTGGTCAAACACCTGACGCTGCTCAAGCTGGTTCAAACCCTGCGATCTTAAACGACTCACCAGTTGGTGCGTACAACAGATTCGAAGGTATGACAACAGCTACTGCTGAAGCATTAGGAGACTCTTCAAACAACGCATTTGCTGAAATGGCTTTCTCAATTGAGAAAACTACAGTAACTGCTAGATCAAGAGCTCTTAAAGCAGAATACACTATGGAACTTGCTCAAGACTTAAAAGCAATCCACGGTTTAGATGCTGAGACTGAATTAGCAAACATTTTATCTGCTGAGATCCTTGCGGAAATCAACAGAGAAGTTGTTAGATCAGTTTACATCAATGCTGAAAAAGGTGCATCTGCTAACACAGGTACAGTAAACACTACTACAGAGGGTATCTTTGATTTAGATACTGACTCAAACGGAAGATGGTCAGTTGAAAGATTCAAAGGTCTTATGTTCCAAGTAGAAAGAGAAGCTAACGTTATCGCACAGAGAACAAGAAGAGGAAAAGGTAACATGATTATCTGTTCTTCAGATGTTGCCTCTGCGTTACAAATGGCTGGTGTACTTGACTATGCTCCTGCATTAAACAATAACCTAAACGTTGACGACACAGGCAACACTTTTGCTGGTGTATTAAACGGTAGATTTAAAGTGTACATTGACCCATACTCAGCAAACAACACAGCGAAGCATTACTTCGTAGTTGGTTACAAAGGTACTTCACCTTATGACGCTGGTATGTTCTATTGTCCATATGTACCTCTACAAATGGTTAGAGCAGTTGGACAAGATACGTTCCAACCAAAAATCGGTTTCAAAACTAGATATGGCTTAATTGCTAACCCGTTCGCAGAAACAGGTGCAGCATCAGGCGCAGTATCAGGTGTAACTGATTCAGGTTCAGCTAACTCAAACAGATACTACAGACGTGTTCAAGTTGCGAACATTATGTAATATTTGGAGTTAACCAAATTAAAAAAGGCGATCTTTATGGTCGCCTTTTTTGTTTCTACTAAATACTAACATGAAAGACGTACTTAAACAATATCTTTGGATTTTTTCAATCACTGCTGGCATACTAACAGTGACATTATTATTAGTGCCTGAAAAGAAAAATAGACTAGAATTTATTGAAGAAGAAATACAAAAAGTACAAGAACATAAAAAGATACTTACAGATAAAGAAAAAGAATTAGAGAAACTTGCCACTGAAAAGGAGTGGGAAGAAGTAGATAAGGACACTAATAAATAGTAATATGACTGTTACAAACTCACTATTAAGACAACCTACAAAATTAGACTACGCTAGTCCTACACAGTTTAAATTTAGTATTCTTAAATTACCTAAAGTAGAATACTTTTGTACATCAGTAAATATACCTGGTATTAATCTAGGTGGTAACTTATCGCAGGCAACATCTTTAAAAGATGTACCATTACCTGGTGATAAACTAACTTATGAGCCATTACAGATGTCATTTATAGTTGATGAAAATTTAGAGAACTTTCAGGAGATACATGGTTGGTTGGTGGGATTAGGTTTTCCTAGAGATCATGCAGAGTTTAGAAACTTATTGTCTTCAAGTAATGATAGATTTCCTACTAGAAATGCGTCAAACATATCCACTGAAGCTGGTAAATCAAAGTTTGCCGCGGCAGACGCAGGGCCAACACTATCTGACGCAACCTTGACAGTATTATCAAGTAAAAATAACGCACAATTAGAAGTAAGATTTAGAGACGTTTACCCTACAGGTGTGACAGGATTACAATACGATCAACAAGCTAATGACGTAGATTATCTAACAGCGACTGTGTCATTTAATTATTTAATATATGATTTTGCGACAGTAGGGTCATCAACTACAACAGTTACCACATCATAGACTTTACAAAATAACGTTTTTGTGGTATACTATATATTATGGAGTTATTATGGATTTAGAACAATTACAAGATTTGGCTGAAAAGAAACTAAAGATTAACGATACAGAGTTAGATTTAGAGTCATTAAAGACACCTCAATTACACAACGAATTTTTAAAACACTTAACAAAGTTTAAACTACTGTTAAGTAAAGCACAAATAGAATATTACACACAAAGAAAACAAAAGTGGGAATACTATACTGGTAAAGCACCAGCAGAGGTATATGCACTTAAACCTTTTAATTTAAAGTTATTAAAAACTGATGTTGACAAGTATCTGGACTCTGATCCTGAACTAGCCAAGTACAAACAAAAAGTAGATTATATACAAACAGTCGTAGATTTTTTAGATAGAACAATCAAGCAAATATCAAACCGTGGTTTTCAAATTAAGAACGCTATTGACTGGAGGAAGTTTACTAGTGGCGCTATCTAAAAATGACAACCACCCGATACCTAATCATAGATAAAGTAAACGAAGTACATCTTAAAATAGAAGCTGAGGCTGATATTCGTAGAGAACTCGGTGAGTATTTTACATTTGAAGTACCAGGTTATAAATTTATGCCTCAATACCGTAATAGAGTTTGGGATGGAAAGATTAGATTATTCTCATATGCGACTGGTAAAATATACGCTGGTCTTTATCCTTATATAAAAAATTGGTGCAAAGAAAATGACATACACGTTGTTGATGGCACAAAGATACAAGAAACAAATGTTGATGAAACAAAACTAGACAACTTAATCAAAGCACTTAAATTACCACATGAAGTTAGAGATTATCAAAGAGAGGCTTTTAGATACTCTGTTGAAAAGAATAGATGTTTACTAGTATCGCCAACAGCTAGTGGTAAATCTCTCATAATCTACCTCATGTTAATATTTAATCTGTTACGACTAAAAGATACTAAACAAGATAAAATCCTTATTATAGTGCCCACTACATCGCTTGTAGAGCAGTTATTTAAAGACTTTAAAGACTATGGTTATAATAGTGAAAGAAATGTACATAGAATATATCAAGGCCACGAAAAAGAAACTAGCAAAAGAGTTGTAATATCTACTTGGCAGTCTGTCTATAATTTACCAAAAAAATGGTTTAGTGATTTTGGTATGATAATAGGTGATGAGGCTCACTTGTTTAAATCTGTGTCGCTCACAAAACTAATGACAAAACTAGAAAAGACCAAATACAGAGTTGGATTAACAGGTACACTAGATGGTAGTAAAACACATAAACTTGTATTAGAGGGTTTGTTTGGTGCTGTTAATAAAGTCGTATCTACAAGTGAACTAATAGAAAGAGAACAATTAGCTGAACTAAAAATTATGTGTCTAATATTACAACACGATCAAACGGCCCGACATTTTTTAAAAGATAAAACATACCAAGAAGAAATGGATTACTTGGTATCTAATGAAAAGAGAAATAAATATATAAGAAACTTGGCGACTTCGCTAAATGGGAATACACTATGTTTATTTCAATATGTAGAAAAACACGGAAAGCATTTATATGAAACTATACGAGACAGAGCAACAGACAAACAAGTCTTCTACGTCTTTGGAGGAGTTGACGCTGAACAAAGAGAAAAGATTAGAGAGATTACAGAGAAATCAGATAACGCAATTATCGTGGCTTCCTATGGGACTTTCTCTACAGGCATTAATATACGGAACTTGCATAACATTATTTTTGCTAGTCCTTCTAAATCTAGGATAAGAAATTTACAATCTATTGGTAGAGGATTAAGATTAAAAGATAACAACAGCGCAGCAACTCTTTATGATATAGCTGATGACATATCTTATAATGGTAAAGAAAATTATACGTTACAGCACTTTAAAGAAAGAATAAATATATACAATGGTGAAGATTTTAATTACGAAATTCATAACGTGGAGTTAGTCAATGGTAGCAAAAACACAACCAAATCCGATTAAGATTATCAAGTTAATTAATGGTGATGACATAGTTTGTACATTACCGGCAGAACAATTAGGTGATAAGTCGCCATTGTTAAGACTTTCAAAACCACTACAAGTTAAATATATTCCACAGTTTACAGCAACTGGGCTAAAAGACTATGTGGCTCTTATCAAATGGAGCCCTTATACAAAAGACTTTATTTTAACTATTCCAAAAGATAAGATTATGACTATTGTAAACGCAAACGTAGATATGACTAAAAGTTATAATCATATGATGTTAAGTTATGATAAGTCCGAGCCTCTGGCTCAAAAAGAAAAACCAGCGGTGTTTAAAAGAGAAAGATTGAGTGATGATGATAATGATAAAGTTAATGAAATATTTGATGAGTTTGATGATGATGAGTATATTCCTAAAAAGACTGTACACTAATAGACTCTATCCTCTGCCATCGCTCTACAAGCTCTATTATACACAAAAGTTTCAAAAAGTCAACGCTGATTTTGAGCTTAAAATTAAGCTTAAAACATTGACAAAAAAGAGGATACCTAGTATATTATAATTATGGCAGCAAAAAAAGAACATTACGTTAATAACAAAGAATTTTTAGAGGCGATGAAAGCCTATAGAAAAAGTGTAAATAAAGCGAAAAGAGAAAAGAAAGAAAAGCCACCAGTGACTAATTACATTGGTAGTTGTTTTTTAAAGATAGCGAATCATCTATCATATAGACCCAATTTTATAAATTATACATTTAGAGACGATATGATTAGTGATGGTATTGAAAACTGTTTACAATACTTGGACAATTTCAATCCTGCTAAATCTAATAATCCTTTTGCCTACTTTACTCAAATCATCTATTATGCATTTATAAGAAGAATACAAAAAGAAAAGAAACAAACAACAATTAAACACAAACTTATTATGGATAGTAATTATGATGATGTGGCTTTACAACCTGGTGATGACGCAGAATTTAAAAATCAATTTAGAGATTTCTTACAAAAGAACTTAAAAATGGAAGATACTCAACCTAAAAAAGTAGAAAAGAAAAAAAAGAAAACTAGAGTAAGAAAAGCATCATCTAAATTGTTTCACTAATATATGAAAATAGCTTTGTTAAATGATACGCACTTTGGTGCGAGGAACGATAGTCCAGCATTTTTGGATTATTTTATGCGATTCTATAATGAGATATTTTTTCCATATCTAAAAGAGAATAACATAACAACCCTCGTACATTTAGGTGACGTGGTAGATAGAAGAAAGTTTATAAACTTTAAAACAGCACATACATTTAGAGAAGACTTTATGCATAGATTGTATAAAGAAGGTATTGATACTCATATTATATTAGGTAACCATGACACTTATTATAAAAACACAAATGAAGTAAATGCAATTAAAGAACTATGTACAACATATGATGGTATAAAAGAACCTTGGATTTATGATAAGGCAGTAACAAAAAATTTTGGCGGCACCGATATTTGTTTAATACCGTGGATATGTGATGATAATTATGAACACTCTATTAAAGAAATAGAAAATAGTAATGCACAAATAGCTTTAGGACATTTA